AATAATTGCCTACTTGACAAAATTCAAGACTTCATGTATATTTTAGCCATGGATCATTTTTTCCCTCAGAATGATATAACAGTTTCCTCACTCAAATTTAATAATCTAAAATGCTTAATTTATCGACATTTTCATATTTAGATATGTAATCATTAACTATCGGGATAATGTGATGCCAATTATCAAAATCTAACATAATTCCCTTCTTTGATGCTATAGGATAATCCATATTCTGATATTTAAACCACTTACGAAGGTCCAGGAATAGCTTACCATTTGATGATTTAATTGAAACGTGTAAGCTTTGAGTATCAGTCATAGGAATAATCTTTTCATCAATAGCGCCATGTTCTTCAATCATAAGCTATTATAATATAATTTAACAATCATTACATTGAATGATATTAGATTCAGGTTTAGAATGAAGAACATTATCAGAAAATTTAAAAGTTTTATTACAGAGGTCACAAGGGTAAGATAATTTAAAAATTTCAAGATTATCTTTCAAGGTTGATTTAACTGGAGGAGTTGGTCTGGTATAAATTAGCATTTTAACTTTTTCTTATAAGCCCCCCAAACCCCCCGCTGAATTTGGGCTAGCTATTCCTTTATATGATGCTGGTTTTTTCGCTCAATTCGCTCGTGCGTCCATATTTTAACTGCTATTGAGGGTTACGTCTCATTCGCTCCAGATCGCGACGTCTAAGGCTTCATTCTGCCGGCGCATGCTTTTCTTATCCTTAGATGAGCCCTGCCCGATTGTCTACAATCATTGCGACGCGCCACTTCTAAAACGGTTTAGCAATATACATATCAACGGACCTTGAACATGGTGAATAAGTATAACCTGATTTTTTTAAATTTGAAATGTCCTGATCGTAACGTGAGATATCTTGTTGTTTGGATTGACGGGATTTTAGATTATTAAATTTGAGTGAGGAAACTGTTATATCATTCTGAGGGAAAAAATGATCCATGGCTAAAATATACATGAAGTCTTGAATTTTGTCAAGTAGGCAATTATTTGCATTTGCTTACAAGTCTTTACATGGATGAAAAGATTTATTTATTTACCCCTTGCAATTATCCTATATGTATGATATACTCTATATAAGGAAAAGGAGCGTGAGCTAAGATGAAAAAATGCAAATTCTGCAATTCACCAGTTCCCAAAGGCTGGAAGTTCTACTGTTCAGAGCCGTGCCGGACAGCCCAAACTCAGTTAAATTATTTCAACAAAATGAAGAGAACTGTTACAGCCAAAAGAGAAATCAAATGACACTAACAGATAAGCAAAAAACAAACTGGAAAAGAAAGATTCGATCCTTTCTACAGCCTAGGCTTAGTAGTATGAAAAATAGATGCAATTCAATTAAATCATGTGGATATGCTTACTATGGCGGAAAAGGGGTCAAATGTCTAATTGAAATGGATGAACTAGAATTTTTATGGCATAGAGATAATGGGGCATCGTTAAAACGTCCTTCCATTGACAGGATTGACTCTAATGGTAACTATGAAATTCAAAACTGTAGATTTATAGAATTATCTGAAAATGTTAAAAGAAGAGAGTTTCCAAATAGAGTTCCTAAGCGAAAATTCGTTGTGGTAAGGATGACAAAGAAAACATACCAGTCAATCAAAGAGAGCGCATATAAATCCATGAAGAACATGACGCAATACATCCTGAGCCTGCACGAGCAAAATATAAAGAGAGGTAAATAAGCCATGATTCCAAAATCTAGCAAGCGATCAAATCCAATCGGAATCTGCATTATTTGTAGAAAATATCTGTCTGATTGTAAATGTGAAATTAGAGAAACCCTCAAAGAAAAAGACAGGCATATTGCGGAGCTTTTAGAAGTCGCAAAACTGGCTTTAATTGAAATAAGAGATTTAGAGAATGCTGCTGGTGGTTGCGTGGAGAGAACTTGTCAGGGCAAACTTGAGGCCGTCATAGCAAAATATAAAGGGAGGGAAATAATATGACACTTGATCCATACATCGAAAAACATTTAGACAATTATATTCGCTGTCATGTAACCTTGGACGATGCGGAAGCTTTTAGAAATTACGCCTTAGCATTATGTGAAACTATGGACGACCCTCTCGAAGCGAATTGGTTTAGAATTTATGGGCATTTTATATCCGCTTGCACTGAAGTGCAAAATCTGAAGGGAAAGGGGAAGTGATATGAAATTAACTTTAGGAACTATCAAGATGACAGACTTCAATATCGTTCAATGGAAAGATGGGACAGTTCACATTACAAGACACGACGGAGAGGGCATGGAAGTGACGAAGCCTATCTTTGAAAAATATATCTGTGACTTCTATGATAAATATTTTTAAATCGCTTGACAGGAATATCCTCAATATGATAGGAATATATCATTACCCAAATGAGGAGCGTCTATAAAATGAAAATCAAAACCTTGCTAGTCTCAATCCTAAAATAATGCTTGACATGATTCCCAAAGTTTTGATATACTTCTCAACAGGTTTGATCTTTAATATCTTGTAGATGACGGTCTTTCGCGGTAGGGCGAAAGGAAATAGTGAGTTTCTTCGCCTACCTCGGAGAAGCTCACTATTTTTTTATTTATATGAAAAAACTAAACCAATACGAAAATAAAGAGTATTACAAAATACTAAAATTCCTAAAAACTAAGCCGCGCTCTAGGGCTGAGGCTCAGGATCATGTCAACAAAATTTATCCTGGCTCTGGAATGAAAATATTTTGGCATAAAAAAGAAATTGGGCCGTATAGATGGGATGGTTTTATATACTGCCCGATTGTTAAAAAGAAAATTTCAAGTTCAGAATGTTATTCTCTTTCTCATGGTCTTATGTCATGGGTTTTCAATAGAGATCATGGCGGAAACGGGGGAATAGCAGAAAATGTTTATGGACTTCTGGACAACGTAATTTCACAAAGACAGGAAAAGCGTATGCTTAGTTGGAAGGACTAATTATCTTTCCATTTTGCATACAGGGTAGGCATCATAGCTTGGGATGCCATTAAATCAAGAAAGTAATTGTGCACAATGAAATCTTGGACTGGTTGGGAGGCGGGTCTTTACCAGTATAATTTTTTGAGATTAAGAACAAAGTCTGCTCCTATGCTTTGGACAGTAGAGTAAGTGACGTTGCCGAGCTTCGTCAATGGGAAATAAAGCGGCAAGTTAAGCGGTTTACTTTAAAAGGGACGCCAGGGGATACTTCAACATTGTGAGCGGTCGCATGATCGCAGTATGGAAAGAAACCCATACATGAATCCGAATAATTACGGCGTATAGGAAGATACGAGCAGGATTATTCTTGAAAAATCTTGACTTGACGTTAGATAGTAAACGTCCATAAAGAAGAAGTTAGTAAATACTCAATCCCCTGGGTTTTTTCTTCTTTTGTTTTAAAGAGTTGTTATTGTGAGTTTTGAGAGGGATTTATTAAAGGGTATGAAAAATAATAAATTAGAAGGATTAAGAAAAAAGTTAGGATTATCAAGGAAAGAATTTATTAGATGGTTTATGATAAAAAAATTAGACGCAAAGATGACGAAAGAGTATAGGAGCGTGATGAGATGAAAATTCCAGAAAAATGGCAGTTATGTAAATGTGGTCATGAATATATTCAACATGATTATAGTCATGCCTCTGATCCATTCTATCGCAAGTATAAAGATTGTAGAAAATGCGATTGCAAAAGATTTATAAAGAAATGAAATCCATCACAATCAGAGACAAGCGAGACATTCGGGATAATGAAAATAGGAAGGTTCATTTGAGATGAGAATATTAAAATTTAGGGCTTGGGATAGAATCAATAAAAAGATGGTTTTTGTGTCGAGCATAAGTTTCAAAAAAAGTGGAGAGATGTGGTTTGCTACCCCAGACTATTCTCCAAATGGGCATAATGAAATTGTGGTAGATGGAAACCTCATGCAACTTACTGGACTCCTCGACAAGAATGGAAGGGAGATTTATGATGGGGATATTATAAAGGCAAGAAATATTTATGGGATAAAAAAAATAGGTAGATATGGAAAACCTACTGAGATTTGTTGGAATGATGAGTGGGGATCTTGGGATGCCAGAGGAATTCTATGTGAAGATAAAATAGTTATCGGCAACATCTATGAGAACCCAGAGTTACTTAAATGATCTGCCCCTGCAATCAGTCCCATTGCCAGATGCCGGATTGTGAGAGGAATGAGTATGAGGAGGAAGGATGATTGGGAAAATATTCTTGATAATTATGATTGTATTATTTGTTATACAATTAGCGATATATTTTAAAAACCATGATTAAATTGAAGCGTAGGAAATTACTAATGGGATATATGACCAAAGAAGATTTTGACAATGGAAATGTTTTTGGCATTGTTGATACTGTAAGTTCCTTGCGGGATGATTTGGAAATTATTCAAGTCGAAATCCGTCCATCGAGGAGGAAGGATGAGCCTGCCTAAACCATATTATTCTGAGCCTGGAATTACTATTTATTGTGGTGATTGCAGAGATATTTTACCTCACCTTGAGCCTGTTGACATAATCATTTCAGATCCTCCCTATGGCATGAATTTTCAGAGTAACCATAGAGCTGAAAAGCACATGAAGATTATAGGGGACGATGCTCTTCCTGTTGACTTGATTCTGGATGCCATAAAGAAGGCCAGGAATTGCGCCTATTTCTTTTGCCGATGGGATAACCTATCTCAAATGCCCCCCCCCTAAGAGTGTTTTGGCATGGGTAAAGAATAATTGGAGTATGGGCGACCTTGAACATGAACACGGCAGGCAATGGGAAGCGATTTGTTTTTATGCAAATTCAGGACATAAATTTATTAAAAGAATTCCTGATGTGATTCATAATGATAGAACAGGCAATAATTTACATCCCACAGAAAAGCCTGTTGATTTGATTATGCGCCTGATAGACTGTAATGAAGGTGAGACTATATGCGATCCGTTTATGGGGTCAGGAACTACAGCAAGGGCCTGTAAAGACTTAGGGCGTAAATTTATAGGATGTGAGATAGAAGAAAAATACTGTGCCGTAACAGTTCAAAGACTAAAACAGGAAGTATTTAATTTTTAATGAAATCATTATTCCGACGGTAAAGAATTATAATAATAAATGTTGACAAATCATTAGAAGTATGCTATAATCATTCTTGTCATGGTAATCAATCGGTTATATCGAAATGCGTTTTCGGCAGACTTGGGTTATCCTAGGTCTGCCTATTTTATTGCCCCCTCTGCGATCTTAACCGATAGTGCTGAAAGGCACTCCATGACAAGCGCAGGGGGGTGCTTATCTTATAATGGAGGTCTTGTCATGGATTCATTCGACGAAATGAGGTATCAGGGAGAATTAGAGAGGCTTGGAAACTTGCTCATGGAAGAAATTGATGATCGAATCATTGAACTTGCGGAGGTGATCTAATGCGGAAACTAACATACGACGAAATCAACGGTCACGATAACTATGGGGAACTTGTAAAGATAAACGCCGAGCTTTTGGGGGCATGTAAACTTGTTTTAGCCCACCTTACAGCTACGGGATATGGCGGAGCTAATCACGGGACTGAAAACAGACACGAAAGGATGTTAGCGAAACTAATCGCCAAGGCGGAGGGAAAGTCATGACCACCATATTCATATACGCCCTAGCCTTCCTATATGGCCTGTTCATGTATCAGGTAATCATTACGGTATTGAAATGGTTGAGGAAGTGGGAGTTGAAGAATCATTTCACGGTTGAAATCCTCCCGTCAGAAGAGGATTTAAGAAAGCGAGACGAGCAAGAGAGGAAGGCATTTATTAAGTATGCCACTAGGAGGAACTCATAACATGGATACTTTACACGATCACATTCAAGATTCAAGAGTAGCGGTATTGGGGCTAAGCGTTCAGGACTTCGAAAGGTTTGCTCTTGAGGTCGGGATTGTAACGAAGGCAGAACTTGATGGCGATCCGTCACGACTATCCCGCCTGATGTCGGAAGATAATACCTGGAATTGGTATGAGGAATATTCCGAGGAACGGTATCAGAATATGCTAGAAGATCAGAGACTTAAGCATGGAGGTTCACTATGACTGATCAAGAGATTATTATTGAATTGGAAAAGTTAAAGCAAAAGGCTCTGGATGATTTCCTCTTTGCTAGGGAACAGGTTATGCGAGCGGAAATTAAGTTGGAAGATAGCATGAATGAATTAATTAAAGAGCTCAGGAATCAGATAGCGAGGAAGTCAACGGAGGTTTTAAAGTGAAAACTAAAGAATTAGAACCTATCAAGCAAGGGTCGGAAGTGTTCTCGACTCCTATGGAGACAATCCGACAGGCCATTTCAGCAGGGTCGGACTTGACGAAACTGGAAAAGTTAATGGAATTACAGGAGAGGTATGAGACGAATCAGGCAAGGAAAGCGTTTGCGGTAGCCTTCTCTCTGGTTCAGTCTAAAATATCCTCTATCATCAAGACCCAACTGAATCCGCAAACGCATAGCAAGTATGCCTCTCTGGATAATATCCTAGAGATTGCTAAACCTGTCTATACCGCCGAAGGGTTCTCCATGATTTTCTATGAGGGGGCGACTACGGTGGCTGAGAATGTGAGGATATGCGCCGACGTTTTGCACAAGTCCGGACACAAGGAAACCTATCATATTGATATTCCATGTGACGGGCTTGGGATTAAGGGTTCGGCATTTATGACCAAAACCCATGCGAAGGCATCATCTACCTCTTATGGTAGGCGGTATCTAACGTGTATGGTATGGAATATTGCGACATCAGACGAGGATGGAAACGCCCCGGCTGAGAAAGTAAATGCCGAAGATGTCAAAAACCTTGATACCTTAATCGTTGAATCCGAAATTGAGCTTCCGAAATTCTTGGCTTTTATGAAAGTTGAGAAATTGGAGGACATAGCTAAGTCTGACCTAAAGAAAGCACTCAATGTGATTGAAGCTAAACGGGCTGGTAAGAAATGAAAATAATAAATGTGATTCAGGGAAGTCCTGAATGGGCATCTGCACGTTGCGGTATTCCCAGCTCAAGCAATTTTGACAAGATTGTTACCACCAAAGGCGAGCCGTCAAAGCAAGCAAGGAAATATCTCTTGCAGACAGCGGGGGAACGCATAACAGGAAAGGCAGAGGAAACCTTTAAATCTTCCGCTATGACTAGAGGGACGGAGATGGAAGCCGAGGCGAGGGCGTTCTATGAGTTGACTACAGGCAAGAAGGTTGAGCAAGTTGGGTTCTGTGTGACGGAAGGAAATGCTATCTATGGATGCTCACCGGACGGACTTATAGATGATGATGGTATGGTTGAGTTTAAATGTCCCCTCTTGGCTAACCATGTTTCATACCTGATAGACGGTGGTCTGGTAGAAGAATACTGGCAACAGGTTCAGGGTGGCATGCTCGTAACGGGTCGCAAGTGGTGTGATATTGTGAGTTACTATCCTGCCATGAAGCCTCTGGTCATTCGGGTATTGCCTGACTTGATTTTTCAAGCAAAGTTGAGATTAGCACTAGACAATTTCTGCACAGAGTTAGACGATATGGTTAAAAAACTTAAAGGAGACTGAAATGAGAGAGACCACAAGTGGCGGTTCAGGATCAGAAATGTTGCCAGATGGAGCCTATGAGTTCACAGTTGTCGGGGTTCCTCGCAAGAAGGAACTTGCTGGTGGGAAGTTCATGCGGATATGGAAGTTAAGTTTCGATGGACAGGAGAAGGATCTATTCCTCTTTCCCAATCAGTATTATAATTTTCTTGAGGCTATCGGAGGCAAGAAAGTAGGAAAGGACATGGACTGGGAAGACTCTGATGTAGATGGGAGGACTTTCTCCTGTAATCTCAGGACAGTTAAATCTAAGGATGGGAAATATTCAAACTATGTGTTTGAGAATTGTGAGCCAGTTATCCCGTTTTAGACAATTTTGATGGAGATCGAGGGATAGATGATTAAAAATAAGGCATCGCTACAAGGTAGATTAGCCTGTATGGAGCAAGCTGCAAATTTATTAGATTGGGATTGTTTTGAAAGGCCAGAACCTATTGATTTGTATGAAATATCAGAGCAAATCTATGCAATCAATCAGGGGTGGGCATGATTAGTTATATGGATGGTTCGGAGTATAAAGAATTAGATATATTTTGCGAATGTGCAAAACTGCCCGATGGAATACTGTTTGTAAACAACATGGATGATTTGATTCATATTAATTGCGGAAAGCATATACTTCCATTTTTTAAGGCTGATATTCAAGTCGGCGATGAAAGAGGATTAATGATTCTATGATTAAAGTTCCATGCCGAGCTAATGAATATAGTGATTTGACAGTTACGCATTACAACCAGAGAATCTACTTTATTTTCCCTGTATCAAAGAAATTGAAGGATGAGGATTTGGATATTATGTTGGAACTAGCAAAAATCGTAGCAAAAGGAGAAAAATGATGCTGGAAATTATTGATGCTGTGATGGTTCTTGCAAATAAACTTGGACAGACAACGGAATCGCTGTGGATTCCATTTATAAATTATCAAAAATTAGATGGGATATCATCTGTATTTGGTTACTTGATGTGGGGTGTATTGTCCTACTATGTGTCTCGTAAGTTTATTGATAAATTTATGCACAGCAGTATAGGGGAATATTGGCCAGCATTGTTGTTAATAATTCCAATTTTAATATTTGTTTTATTTTTTATTATTGCTGGAATTCAAGAGAGTGCTTGCAAATTTATTGAACCTCAAGGATTTTCTGTTAAACAAATAATCAATAATATAGGGAGTAGATAAAATGGGAACTAAGCACAAAAATCATAAGAAAACAGGGAAATGGACGCCAGAACGCTTGGCCAAGTGGAAAAGGTCCCGGTGGGGGGCTAAAGTGCCTAAAAACGCAAGCCAGACCCCTTCTAGCCCTAATTCTGAGGCCCTTGCAGACCTCAAGGCAATCGAATCTACCCCAGAGACGCCTAATGCCTAAACTAGAGCCATTGCATCCATACGATACGAAGGAGCCTCATGTATTTTGTAGGAAGCATTCAAAGGCTATGGATAAGCCTGAAATCATTACGGCACATAGTCTAATGATTATCTGCTGTAAGTGTTCTCCTGGGAAAGGTTGCTCTTGGGGTAAGAAGAAATGAAGAACGCCTTAAACGATATAATCTCCATAGACATAATCAAGTATCAACGAAGCCGTAAAGATGCTATTGAATACAGGAAGGCTAGAACAGTTATTCGTAATAAAAGATGGAGGTTGAAAAAGAAGAATGAATCCAAGCGAGAAATCTAAAGAAGGATTTATTTACAGTAAAAACAAGACCAATCATAGGGCCATAAGAGTTTACTGGACAGTCGCGGAGCTTAGGTTGTGTTGTGGAGAGATTCCGAGTAATGAAATCGAAAGAGTGATTGTGAATTTTGAATGATAATACCATCTGAATCCGACGTTTTGAATTACGGACTTTCAATAGGGTTTAGAATCAATGCTCAGAAATTCTTAAACTACTATGAAATGAAGGGATGGATGGTTGGGCGCACAAAGATGAAAGACTGGAAAGCTGCCGTGAGGCTCTGGAAAATAAACTCAAACGAAAGTGAACTGTTTAAACCTGTCCCAAAAGAACCGGAAGAAAATCGCAATGCGCGACTGCTAAAAGATATGAAATGTTATAGATGCAAAGGCGGGAAGATAGAAAAAAACGAAGATGACGGAATGTATAGGTGCAGTCAATGTAACTGTGACTATACGAAGGAGATAAAATGATTTTTCCGACTTTAATTAAAATTGCTTTTTCTGGAATAGGATTAAGTTTCATTCTTTTTGGGATTTGCATAATTGCAAATATTTGGCAATGAGTAAACTTTTAAGAGACGCTTTGGAATATCAAATAGAAATGTGGATGAATGTGCCGATGGGCATAGATGAGGATGCTGATGAAATGAACCGATCTCCATCAGATGCAGTCGCACATATGGGAGGACTTGCTGTTAAAAATGCCAGAAAAGTTCTTGAGCAAGATTTAAAAGATAAGTCACCTGACGATATCTCAGCCAAAGACGTTCAGAACGCAATGCTCAAGAGTGAGAATGAGCGATTGAAAGAGGAAATCAATCAGTTGAATATCAGGATTGAAAATGTGACTTATTACACTACTCTTTCTTACGATCTTGTGGAGAAAAGCAGAAAAGCGATTATCTCCGCATTGCGTGGGGAGCTAGGTAGGCCGACATTAAGATTAAACGAGGACAAATGAAATTCACGGCAGATAAAGATTTCTGGAAATTACGTGGCTTACCGGAGCCAGAAGTGGAGTATAAATTTCACCCGACACGGAAATGGCGGTTTGATTTCGCGTGGCCTATTTTTGGGAATCATGGGATTGCGCTTGAAATTGAAGGAGGAACATGGATGAGTGGCGGTGGACATGGTCGCGGATCTGGAATGTTGCGTGACATGAGAAAATACAATGAAGCAACGCGCATGGGATGGAGGATTTACAGGTTTACTCCTAGAGAAATGAGAACGGATATCATTGAAGAAAAGTTATCTGAAAAACAGAAATTGAAAATGATTAAGGATGGCATGGCTAGAGAAACGGTATCGGGATTTTTGCGGAGTGTATTGCTATGAATACCCCCTCTCGGCGCGGATGGATTTTGTGAATAAAGATAATCCATTTTATCATAACTATATTTTCAGCGAGAAGGATTTGGAGCGTGCAATTATCCGTTGGTGGGAACATCCTTTTCTGTGGTTATTGCCTACTTATGTTCAGGTGAATTATGGGTATGCATGGTTTTTTAAAACTTGGAGAGGAAAAATATATTTTATGAAGTCCGAGAAATTGCATGATCTCCCAAACTTTTGATGAAAGCGGAACCGGCGGAGGAGCTTCAAAGCATGTTGGCTCAGTCAACATAATGCTGGATGGCCGCCAGTTCCAAATTATGGAGGATTGATATGGGTGAATCTACGTTGCATGAAATTATTAAAAGAAGAGATGCCGAAATTTCCCGCCTTCAATCCGCTCTCGACAAGGCGAATGAGGCGTTGAGGAATATTCAAATATTCACAGAGAGAGGAAAGGATAAATTTCAGACTCTTGTTACAGCTTGCGGAAAGACAGGTGATCTGGATTTGATTGAGTGGGCTGCTGATTGTGATGCTCTAAGCTCTCTAATTTTCAAAACGGCAGAGCGAGGACTCACCCCGCCGACGGAGGTTAAGACATGAAATCTCTTCTAATCCTATCGCTGGTGGTCTTAGGGTTGGGAAGTTTTGGGTGTGGAATATCTAGGCGAGAGGCATATCGCATTTCTGCGAAGGCTCAAGTTGCGTCGCTTACTGAAGTTCAAAAAGAACTCGACGTTTTAAACAATGGACTTCATGACGACGAATGTTTCCGTGGTAATTTTATGCTCAGAAAGATCAGGATTAAAATTGCTCAAGCCATAGAGTTTTGGCAAGGGGAATCCAAATGAAAATCATCATCTTCCTGTCAGTATTTCTCATGGCGCAAGTGGGGATGGCTAAAATGGTAAAGCCTGGAAATTACAATATCTCCGGCTCTACTTTGGGATTTTATGAATCATTAACAGCAGAATCAGGACAGTTAATCCATATTTGGACAGTCTCAAAATCCACGGAAGTTTATTCGCTGGAGGAGTTCGTGAAGTCGGGACGGTTCTGCCTTGCGAACGGTGGGCATAGGTGGTGGCCATCAGATGAAAAGCAGGTGATTTGGGCTTACGCCGAGGGTTTGAGAAACTGGTCGGAGATGCTCCCTACTTGCGATACTGATTGGTTCTGTCTAACCTGCCACCGATGCCGTCAGAAGGTCAAAGTCCAGAAGGAGGAAATGGAATGGGAAAAATAAAGAAATTCAAGCGTAAGTATTGGGTGAATCTGTCTTGGATTAAGGACGATTCTAGAGAAGAGCGATGCGAAGCCTATCTCTACAAAACGAAGTCTCATTGCTTAGCGACGCTTCCATCCGGTGATGAACTTAGGCATATTGAGATCAGGGAATTATGACCATGAAAAAATCAGAGACGGGCAGGCGGTGGAGGCGTTGCATGAGGTTCATTGTTATCTTGGAAAATGCGAACTTGACGACATGGTGCAGGGAGCCCTACTATCGTTAAATTCTGGAGGAGCGAAATGAGCGCAAAGCCAATTCCAGAAGATAGCCCAATCCAGGATTCCTGCAATTTTTGTATGACGACTCATTGCATCACAACGTCAGCTAAAGACGATCTCGCCAGGCTCCGCAAGATCGTGGAGGAAATTAAAAATATTGTAGAACCAAAGATGCGGGATCAGCTTGACTCAAACTTTGCTCTTGATTTGATTTGCGACGCTCTCGCAAAGGTCAAGGAAATCAGGGAGGCTGACAATGGTGGACGCTAAGAATCTTTTTAAGAGACATCAAGCAGAATTTGACAGAGTTTTTAATATCAAGCCAGATAATTATAATGGCGAACAGTTGTTAAATGCCTATGCCATTTTGTATGGAGCATCTATAATCGCAGAAGCCATCCGCAACGAACAGGATGAGACTGAGTTTAGAGTGAAAGAGTGAACTATTAAGTAAAGTTTAAGAGTTCAGGACTTTAAATCTATCGGGCCCAGAACCATAGGCTCCCCATCCAGCCACACTTACGGCCCAATACATGATTTGCCTCTTTAGGAAAGGAACCTTCTCCGCTTTCATGGCTTCAAGGAAAACCATATCTGCTCTAGTCTTGGAAATTTCATGTTTTTGGTAAAGTAGATCATGCACCGTAGCCGACGCTTGGGCAATGTTTCCAGCCCACGAATATGCTATAGGCAATCTCGGCACGCTGGCAAAATCTGTCACAAATCCTTTAGGAACGGTTATGACTCTTTTTAAAAGTTTACTTTCATAGATAAGAGGTTCGATAACTTCCCAATTTGCCTTATCCTTCTTGCCGGCTAGTTTTCTAACTACCAGGCTGCTTAGGAATTTTGACATATCTCCCCCTAAAATTTCTTCGTAAAAAACCAGAATTTCCCGTCATGCCAATGCCTTCTAAACCAAGCCATGATTTTGATTATTTCCATATTGCTCTACAATCATTTGTCATAGAATGAGAATGATGTTTCGATGAATGGTTCTTATGCAATGTGCAGAATACTGTAATCCATCCAACTTGTTTATGCTCCCAACACATAGACTTGCTTTTAGCCTTTCTTTCAAGAGAATCATACCAGAAACATTGTCCACGACCTAGCACTTGCGGAGTATCTGGAACCTTAACTAAACTTACGCAAGAAGTCATATTCAAAACAACCAATCCAAAAAAAATGGTCATGGCAATTCCAAGTAAATCTTTTTTATCTAATGGGTTCATGGAGTTACCATGTATGTGAATCCTAAAATTAAGACGCTAATTAAGGCCACGACTAGGATTCCAAGTATAAGAATGTCAGCTAACTCTCTCATCCGATTTGCTTAACCCCAACGTGCGCCGCATTATTGATTCTTTCTTGAAGATAATCAGTAATAAAACAATCTCCCTTTTGATATGCCTTCATTACACGCTTACAGACCTCCATAAGGTTAGAACCCCCGCTTAAATCAAACGCTAACCCGCGCTGATGAGGACTTATCCCTATGGTCTGACCTTTCTTGTTCTCTGGATTTCCCGGCCTGAAATAATCAAAAACACATCTAGCGGGCAACGGAGGATTGACTATATCTCCTATATTCAGGCACTTAGACCATCCTCGCTGCCAAAAGTAAAGAACCTCGTCATCTATCTCAACCCCAAATTCAGGAGCGGAATTAAGATGTAAATCGAACTCTGGAAAGTCCGAGTATATTCCATGTCGTTTCATTTTTTCAGCTATGATTCTGATTTGATCTTCTGGAGTCCTTAACCCAGACGTAACCTCAGCGGAAAGTCCCTCAAAGTATGGATCAAGCAATTCGACAGTTCTAACGATAGCAGGAGTTTTCTTTACGTTTTCTCTATAAGTTAACCAACTCATGATTTCCTCCTATCAACCAAAACCACCCTAAGCTCACGAATCAAGGTATTAACCTCAGTCCTCATATCCACCAATGCCGACCTGATCTGATCTTGATTAGCCTCAATGAGGATAAACTTAGCATACGCTTGCTCGTCGAACTTGCTGTTATCCTCTAAAATCTTCTGAATTGTTGAGAGACGCTTATCAATCGCTGATTGTTTCATAGCAATAATCTTTTGCTTGTAGTCTATGAAAGATAAGGAATCTTGCTTAGAAAACAGTTTTTTTAAGTTCATGAAATCTAATTGTTTCTTTGAATCAAAAGTGTTTTAATCTCACTCAAGACTCTAAATACTTCTTTGATATCAGACTTAGATTCAAGGATTTCTGATTTGTGATACTCAATATCCTTTTCCATGCCTGATATTTTGATATCCTCTTCTGCCTCTTTAGCTAAATGCCCGTTCAATTGCGCTTGCATATAGTCTGCTTTCTCCTTCAATTCTTTGATATCTCGCCAACTATACCACTCATCTTTCCTTTTCTTGATGATTGGCTCAATGAATTTTTGGTAAACAAGCCAGACGCCAATAAGTCCTTCAAGTCCATGTCGAGAAAGAATATTCGCGATGAGACTTGACGCGCTTTCAATGAGTTTGGTTTCGTCCGCCACACCCTACTTCTCCAACTCTGCGATTATATCAATCTCCCTCATTGTTTCGCTGCTTCCCAATCCTGCAACTCAGCTTGAACAAGAACCAATCTGGCTTCGGCCTGAGCAAGTTCAAGAGTCAATTTATCAACCCGGTATTGAGCGTTTTCAACGGCTTTTCGTCTTTGATCAAGCCCAACTTGATATTCTTCTTCGCTATAAGTTTCCACGATGTTGCCATTGGGATCCTTGGACAACGTCCCGGCATAAGCCATGATGCTAGTTATCCCAACAATTGACGCCATGAATAGATATCTTTTCATTTCAATTCTCCTTAAAACCCGCCGAACGCCACGGGGTTATTGTGATGCCCAAATCCCGGACACGACGCATCAAGCCACCCGATATCAGTTCCTCCGGTAGAGTGTATCCCCGCATACCAGGATGCTCCTCCAGTCGCCGTGACCCCACTGATGGTGAGGTAATCGCAACAATTTATTCCAGAAGCGTCCGAGAGAGTCGCATTGATGATGCTGGACTTGTCTAATGTAATCACATTTCCAATTGAACCTATAACGGAAAATGAACTCCCAGGCGTGTTTGGCGGAGCCGTGAATGTCTGCGTTGTGTTCGACGTGAACGAAATAGTGTGAGCGGCTGTGCCGATGTCTTTGAATTTGCCGGTAAATGTGTTTGATCCCGCAATCGTGATTGTAGCTGTGCCTGTCCCGGAGAAAGTGAGGTTGTGGTAAGTGAGGCCGCCGCCAGTGAAGGTTTTAGATGCGGTTGCGGTGGATAGAATTGTGGACGTTTCTGCGTTGAGCGTCGTTCCGGTCGCGTTCAATAGCCACATGGATGTCCCGCTTCCGGTGATCGTCCACGTTCCTGAACCCATTGAAATGACTTTTGTCGTCGTGACGTTATTGTTCAAAATCCCGACTGTGACATTGTAAACGTCAGCATCAAATGTCCCGTGCGATATCTGAAAACCCCGAACAGTGCTGTTAAATGCCATCGCATCCAAAAGCGTGTAAGTGCCCCCAGGCGCGGCTAGAATAGTGGTCGCAGAACCGGCCATTCCGGTGTAACTGCCCTGAGTCAAAGTGAAACTGCCTCGCCCAGCCAAGGTAAAGTTAAACCCGTTCCCGATAGATGAATTATTGACTCCGCTTAAATCGTACCCGCCATAAATCTCAATGGCGTTAGAATTGTAAAGGCGTGGTGTATTGGCTCCAATAGCGGCGGCTGTAGCTGTCAAAGTCTTTCCGCACCTTGGCATATCCATGAATGAGTCCTGGTTAGGAGCACTAAAAGAATTAGCATCAAACACGGTATCGTCTTGAGGTAGCGGTGTCCTCCCTCCAGACCCGCCAGAAGTCGTGCCCCATTCTGCGGCAGTTGACCATGACCCTGTTCCTCCTACCCAATATTGCGTCTGGGCTGTGGTGAAAGTGATGTTCGTATTCCCGCCAGCATCCCCTGTTGACTTCGCCGACAAGTCCCAGCTGGCCGCACCTGCACCCGTGATGTCTCTGAAATCCACATTATCTGTTGAGGCGGACATGGTGGCAGCGGTGATGGTGCGGGCTGTACCGAGAGTGTTGGATGCGACTAAAAGGCGATTTGTAACAGATGCCCCGTCAAGACGAAGAGTGCCTGTAATTGTGCGGTTACCCGCAACGCTTAAACTGTCAGTTTTTACAGCCGTTCCTGTCCTGGTAAAATTTGTAAAAGTATCATTATTTGTTCCTGCCAAAACAGCCGCGCCCGAACCAGTTAAACTCACGGAATAATATGTTTTTGCGCTCGCTGTCCCGCTACCCGCAAAGGTAGTGTTTGCTCCCGTTAGTGTTATTGCTGATGTGTTGGCATTTATCGTTATATTACTGCCGTCAATTTGCCATACCACGCCATTTCCATTTGATATTGTTATATTGCTTGCTCCCATAGTCAAAACCCTAGTGTTGTTGTTGGAAGAAGTAAAAGTTCCCCACGAACAGGTCTGCCCGTTTGTATTTAAAGTCCCGTTGGTTAGCGTGGTTGTTGTCCCAACCCCAGTTGAAGCATCATTAAAAATCCAACTTCCTGCGACACCATTAAATGTTAGGTTGCCGTGAGTGTTGCCAGCCCAAGTAATTCCTTGCTGGGTAGTTGAAGTTGAGACGAAAGAAATGGCGGAGGTGAGGGCATTGTCTATGGTGTAGGTGCTTGCCACTAGTTTAAGAGCCACATTCCCCGCCCCAGCCGTGCCGTCCCCAATGCTTAATGTAAATCCAGCATCATGGTTCAAAACCCCAGCGTAGTTTCCTGTGCCAGAGGTCATGTCCAAAGACCTGCAAACAGCAGCTGCGGTTATGGTTATATTCCCCGAGTTAGAATCAAAAATAACATCGTCAGCCGCCGTGGGCTCTACCGTATCTGCCGCCCCGCCGGACGTGGTAGACCACGAAGTATCGTCGGTCCATAATCCAGTAAGGGCATACTTAACAGCCATATGGTTTTAGGTTACTGAAGGAATTATTTCTTGTCGTATGCTCTATGGCATTTAGTGCAGAGTTCCAGCCAATCTGATAATTCTCTTTTATATTCGTGACTTTTATTTGCCCACTCATACTTCTTGGCTGTTTCAGTTTTACAAAATACACACTTTTTAGCTTTCCCCAAATTCTTAGGAACCCATTTATGTAATTGCCAATATGTGGGTTCACCAAAGAGTAATCCTTTATTCCAAGGAGTGAAACCTTTTTTGAAATGAGTTCTTCCAGTATTGGTCTGTATCTTTTTATCTTTGTTCCAAGCAGTTTTACCCAATCTAAATTTATTCCCAATATTAGTCTTATGCCCCTTAGTAAATCTACCATGATTGTCTCTATTTTCCATAGACGTATTATACCATGTCGCATCAGCATATTAAACTCTGCCTTTACCGCCATTTAGAGTGGCTCCGGTTCAGGTTCCGGCGCAGGAGGCGGAGTCTTTGCCACGATCTGCGCCTGGACTTCTTCAAGCTGTTTCAAGAGCATGGCTTCCATTTCTTCAAGCTGTTCTTTTGTGGGCTCAACGGCAGGAGGAGGATTTACGATAACAGCCACCCATTTATCAAACCTTGCTTGTTTCATGTCCTCAATCTTGCCTTGCGTTGTGCTGGCGTATTCCGGCTCGGTGAAATATAGGCAGTCGTTAAACTCGTGACCTTCGTGAACCATCTTATACCGAACTTGAACAAAAACTTGATCTGCCATGACCCCTCCTATTGCAGTCCCAAAGTCCTGCGTATGACAAGCTGTAACGTCACCAAATTCGCTATGGAGACCATCGAGTCCGAAGCATGGCCGCCCTCTCGCCTAAAATCAAAGAAAAGTTCCTCGCCGCCAGCACATCCCGTTGTAGTGATTCCAGAGATAGACGCTTGATTGAACCTGCCCGCAATGGATTTAGTAGCATCCGTAACCGTGCTGGCGGCATTCCATGTGACTGTTGACATTTCAGCATCGGCTACGCACCCTGTCTTTATTTGCCATACCACGTTTCCAGATGTTTCAGTAGACATCCAAACGATGTTCGCATCCATCGCACCCACCCAATCCGTAGGCAAAGAAAAATGATCCTGAACGGCCTTGGTCGAAACTTCAAGAAATTGAGCATACCCAAAAACAGTCGTTGAGCTTTGAGCGCATACCGCGCTTGGTTGGCTGGATGTGAACGCTGAAAACCCAAGAGAAGCATTGTCGGATTGACAGACGGCGGCCTTGTAACTTTGAGTGAATGTTATTCCCGATGTCACGGTTAACGTGCCGACAGTCGCCCCGTAAGTGACTTCAGCTCCTCCAGCGCCTGTGATAGTCATGCTACCCTTGGAAACGATTGCCCCATTGCCATATATTCTCATTCGTTCAATGTTCGTAGTCCCCAAAACTATCGGAGAATTAGCCGATGTCCCAAAACCCAAACTGCTTGCTCCCTCTGCCGCAAACAAAGCCGCATCCGCGTTTGGAACCCCACCGAAATACGTCCCGGCCGCTCCTGATCCATAAATTCCAAAAAGATAATCCTTTCCGCTATCATTGAACCCAAGGCTAAACGCCGCACCGGAAGCATCGAGGGCCTGCAAAGCACTATAAACAAAACCTGAGGGCCTTAAAATATGGAGATCATATACAGGCGTGCCCGTTCCAATCCCAACGAATTGAGACACCATTAAATTCCCCTGAATCGTGGCTCCACCCAAAAGAGCCGAAGATGAGGATACGATAACCCCCATGACATTTATTGAACTGGAAAAGACCCCGCTTGAAGCTGAAATCCCAAAAGGCAAAATAAGCGTTCTCGTGGAAACGTGGCTGCCGAGATTGTCTGACCCACCGCCTCCAGTTACGGTTATTGTTGCAATTCCATTGCTGAAATCGTAAGTTGCTCCTGTCACAGTGAATGTAGAGAAAGGATTATTGGTTATACCGTCATAAATCCATCCTCCACTTCCGCCTCCCCCTCCTCCTGAACCCCCGCCATCACCACCAAAATAAACCTTTGAACTAATCCAATTATAATGAAGAACTGAATCTGAAGTAGGCGGGGCTGAAGATGGCATAAAATAAACCATAACCCCTATTTTAAGTGTTGAACTGGAAAAAGTTGTAGAGGATAGGAATACTTGAGGTGCTTGCCATGTGTTTGTAGATTTTAAAAGAGCCTTAGGATTAAGGGTTAAATTAATCCCACCACCGCCATCTGCGTAAGAAATGCTAGGTATGAATAGTAGAGCTAGGAGCCATTTTTTCATTTCTTTTTACCTTTGTTGGCCATGATGCTGGCTATATAAGCCGATAGGGAAGGATTTTTCATTATAGGAGCAGCAACCTTTCTTGCTATACCAATTCCAGAAGCCACAAGAGCTTGCCCCCTTGGCGATATAAGAGGGGCCGTGGCTAAAGCATAAGGATTGAACTTTGCGCCTACAACAGATGCTCCCTGAACTAACTGACCTAATCTTGACGGTGTTCCGCCCTTATTTAGTGGAAAAACATTTCTTAGTGCTTCTGCCTTAGATGCGATAGTCCTGGCCTCATCAGCACCAGCAAACTTAGTTTTTGCAATATTATCCAAAATGTCCCTAACATTAAAGAAAACTGGACGAGGAACAGTATTTTTGATTTGATCTAGTCCCTGTCTAGCTATAAGTGCTTCATCGGCAGTCAATGTTCCGTCTTTAGCAAATTGTATGGCCTGCTCAACGAACTCTTTTTTACCTAAAACTACTTTCATGGACTCCCTAATTTGCGTAGGATCAACCATTTGAGCATAGGTTTCGTTAGCCGCCTCAACCCCTGGCTTAAACGGTAGTCCTGGATTATTTGTTACCTCTGCCAAAATTCCAGGAGTTTTATATCCTAATCCAGATAGTTTCTCCGCTCCACTTCCAATAGCCCTACCGACAGCCTTAATAGCAGGAGAAGCGGACTGTGCGCCTTTTAATGCTCCATAAGTTACGACATTTTCAGGAGATACAAAATCGGAAACCCTATCTGCCCCAAAACTTGCTATGGTTTGAGGAGTTCTTAAAAGAGCATTTAATGCAACACTCTGGGTTTCCGGCTCAATGGCATCCATCATTCCCTCAGAAACTCCGCTTACAACCTGCTGGGGGATTCTAGCCTTTCTTAAAGTTTCACTATTCTCGCCAATGAAAGTTCCGAATAAACCTCCGGTAACTGACTTTTTTTCTGTAGAAGTTTTAGTTTCCTCTTTAGAAAAGTCATCCCACGGATTAGATTCTTTTGATTTAAAATCCTCCCAAGGAAAACTCATTTCTTTTCCTTTATCCAATTATTTTGATTTGCAGGATCACCGCCTGTGAAAATATATCCTTTTCTTTTTTCACCAACTGCTGGAATTTTAGGAGTTGATTTTTTTTCAATTTTAGGCTGAGTTGTTTGTCCTTGATTTATAGGTTTCCTTGTGTCCATAGCCTCATAATCAATCAAAAACAATTTAGAATCAATGCCAAGCGAATCGCCCCTAATTTTATATTGCTCTGTTAAATCTTTCTGTTGATTAAGAGCTTCCCTATAAATTCTTTCTCCTGTTTTTACGAACCCTTCCCGAATTTCAGGCGTCAACTTTTTACCTTCCAAAACCTTGCCCATAGCCGCCTTTACTTGCTCGCCAAAACTTCCCGTATTTACAGCATTTTGAATTTCCTGCTCTGTAACCATTGTTGGGTCTTGCAGCTTGGTAAAGGCATAGATTAAAGCCAAGTCACCAGAACCACCAGTAGAACTTTCGGCTTCCCTAGCGGAAGAAACAATATTGTTATATGAGTTTCTTTTTTTAACAAAGTCTGTTGAATCAGTTCTGAAGTCATCTGACAGCTTAAACGCAGCTGTTTGTTGCCCTGGAGACAAATCTCCTATTGAAGTCCCACGAGGATCTATAACTTTTGTGTTTCCTGGGATACTCCCAAGCTTAAGCGCATCCTCCGGCTTAATTGTTCCAACCGGAGCCGCCGGATCAACTCGATTAAAAGCATTGAATTTCTTTACGTCAATCATGCTGTCTGGGGAAATTCCTAATGCCAATGCCCTTGCTAACGGTTCCCCCTGAAGCATGGAAACGGGAACCATTTCTGGCCCTGCATTAGCCTTTTGACCTGCTGCTAATTTTGGAATTTCCTCTGGCGTAAACTTTCCATATTCCTCTAATCCTGAAGGTAAATTAGGTTTAGTTGGAGCCTGAACGATAGTCTCGCCTTCCATGCCTGCTACCTGCCCAGGAGCCTGTATGCCTGCTGTCATTCCAGGGATAGGAGTTCTTCCTGCGGTAATTTCAATCGGAGTAGTTGACCTACGTCCAGTATCAATCTCCATCTGCGTTTTCTTCCTGGCTAAAGCTGAAGTCATAATATCTTCCTGAGCTTTACGGATAGCCATGAAATCTTTACCCATAACACTAATTGTTCCATAGGCTTTATTGAATTGATCTAAATTGCTATTTCCAGCATCTTTGCCGCCAGATTGATAGTAAGCTATTTGTCGAACCAAATCATTCATATCAGCCATGTTAGTCCTCTCTTGATCCAAAATATCCCATAAGTCCTCCAGCTAATCCCCCGATAGCTGTTCCCCATCCAGGCAAAATAGCTGTTCCAGTAGCCGCCCCACCAGCCGCCCCACCTAACCCACCAGAAAGTCCATTATTTGATTTTCCCTTGCCTTGCAATTGCCCTAAATACTTGGCTAAATTTAACTGTTGTCTTTGTAAGTCCTGTGCATCGGCATACTGTTGTTTTTGTAATCCAATAGTTTGATTAAACTGATTCTGATTAAACCCAAGATTCTGCATGAACTGGTTTTGGGATTGTGCTAACTGCTGTTTGGACAAATCAAGTCCAGCATTAAATTTGCCTAAATCAAGTGTTCCAGATGCCTTCTGGCCTAGAATGTTCCCGATAACGCTTGATAGAGCATTCCCTTGATTCGCGTCCACTTGTCCTATCATTGAACCAGGGTCGCGGGCTACACCTGAACGTAAACGGCCTAAAGCAGCCTCCTCGTCTACAGCCCTAGCCCGTAGAGGCGCAAACTGTTGCCTAACCTGATTCGTAGCATACTGCTCAAGAGGAGCGTAAAGTTCGTTAATCTGCTGACTGGTCATGCCAGCATTAGACTGCGTAGGCGTAGGCGTAACCGGAGGCTTATTTAACTCTTCCTGAAACTTTTCATTCTGGATATAAGGATCAACCAAGTTAACCTTTATTTTCGATGGATTTGTAGAGTTTGTAACAATCTCTTTAGCAAAAGAAGGAGTTAAATTTGTGGCTACAAAATCTCTAACCTGGACTTCGGTTGGGAGTTTCCCTGTTTTTTCAAAGTAACGGTCAATGTACGATTCCGCAAGCTGTTGCGTTCCGGATATGACGTAAGATGCAGGAACAGGGCTATTTTCAGGCTGTCCAGCCCTTTCAAATCCTTGCTGGAATATAGGCCGATAATCTTCCGACATGGAACCGCCCAGAGCGGCAATTTCAAGTTTTTGCTTATCTGTTAAATTTCCTTGCTGTTCGTAAGTTCTTAGAGCAGATTGCCATGGAGATGATTGAGACTGAGATGTCTGTTGAGATGATTGGGAGGGTTTACTATCTATCGGTATCCCCATTTTAATCAACTGTTCCTCAGAATAATTCCTAGGATCAATTATTCTTCCAACAGTTGGGTCTTGATATGTTCCGTCTTGCAATTTTATCCATGCCATATATTATCTCCTCTTATTACCTAAAAATTGTAACACAGGAACCTTTTACTGAGAATATTTCTATATTTGAACGCCACATTAAGCTAGTGTAACCATTCGTACTCATAATCACTATCTGCCCATCTTTTAAATCTTTAAGCGTTGGTGTTGCGTTGAAAATCCTAAACCCTTGAGACTGAGCGTCTTGTTCCAAATTAGCAAACTCCTCATCAATCTTTTCTGTTGAATCATGTTTTTGAAAAATTGGAGTAAAGGCACATAGAGCTAAACTTAAAAATAACCATCTCATTCCCATACCTCGCTAGGCTGATAGAGAACAGAAAAATCATAGATGTTAAACTTCTTATCCAGCTGGTTATGAGACAATTTTACCCTCAATGTCTTACAAGGATTTGTGACACCTTTGATAGTAGTCAAACTCCTTCCGGAACCGGACAAAGATATTGTTCTCGTGTTAAATGAGCCCTGATCTATGGATGTCCCAACATTCATGGTTAGGGCAGTATCCTTATCTGCGTCTAAGAAGTAGTTTAGTATGCTTTTACTTGTATAGTTTGCCCCTAAAGTCATGTCCGGCGTATCATAAACATAAGGAATTGCAGTTCCATCATAATTAGTGCCATAATCAAGTCTTAAAACCGATCCTGAACTTGAAGATCCGGCATAAAGAATATTTCCATCCTTGGCAAAACATCGGACATTCATGCCTTCCAATGGCATCCAAGCATGTGGGTTATCGTTTGTTATAATGGATTTAACATAAATAAGGCTAAATACATCCCCGCCATCGGTAGACGTGGCAAGCCAATACCTATTTTTCCATGATGTTGCAAAAGCCCTGTTAAGCGATCCCGCACCTTCAATATGGTCTATTTCTACATTATCTATTGCGGCTACGCCTGAAGAAAACTGAACCACAGACATTGTAGTCGCCCATTGAAAAAACCTATTGGCTGTGACAGCGTTAATAATCGTTCCTGGCGTAATGGGTTGCCAGGCATTGGTTGATTGAGAGACTACCTGCACTCCTGTGCCTGTTTTTATAAAAAAGTCTATCTGTCCTTGATTTGGAAAGTTTAAAGAATCAAAATTACCCCAAGCCGTAACGGAATTGGCAGTTGTGACTTCTGAGACATATTGAACGGTAGTCGCAGGAGCAAGACCCCAAATCGGGTCGCGTGTAGTTCTTCCGGAGGGGTCTACGCTAATAGACGGCGTATTCGCACAACATGCAATTGTGATGGCATCGGTAGGAAAACTTCCTATATCTCTCAATTCCCATTTAACCGCAAAACTGCCCCCATGAATTTGCCATCCCTCAAATATTGGAGCTTGACTGGATAAAAGAATAGTATAAAATTGACCTTCAGGCGGATTCCCGTAGCTAGGAACATTTCCATCATTTCTCGGTAAATCATTTACATAGTATTGTCCGGTATATCTATTTAAAATTGTAGTTCTAAGACCCCCAGATCCATTTATCCATACCGTAATACTGCTTAAATAGACTAGGGCCTCAGAACTTACCCTTGTATTGAAATTCACATAGAGGGGGCCGTAAAATGTTGTAGAGGCATTCATGGCCCCGTTAGATAAATTGTCTACGGAATCATCAAAATATCCAAACGTATTTCCTCCACCATACGCAGTTGTAGATATTTGAACCGTAGTCATAGACAATAATCCGGTAGGAGTAACCGTAGTCCCAAATTGCATTCCCTTGGCAATGAAATCTCCTGCGCTTTCCCACACATTGCCAATCACTTGAACCTTACCTTTATAGATTTGCTCAACATCATCCTGAATTAAATCAGAAATCCTCTGTTCATCCTGATAAATCCCGTTTTGGCTTAAATAATATGTATGATCGTCCATGTTTACCACGCTATCGTTAGACACAATCCCAATGGAGTTGGACGAATTCTTGCGAGGAAAATAGTTTGATACATTCGTGCCGTAAATTGTGTATTGCGACCTTTCCTTCCCACATCTAAGCTGCCCATCTCTAACGTATAAAGCCGTCCCAATCTCTCCGTCTCCTTGACCAATTTTAAGGTTATTAGTTACAGGCCATGCCCTATAATCATCGGGATTGATAATGACAGCGTCTGTAGTTACGACTGCGCTAAAATCCAAATCCGATGCTCCTGAAGGATTATTGAATCCCCAGACTCGTTCTTGCCAGTATGCTCCGTACTTGAATTTAGGCACGTTCGGCATACCTAATGCTCCGTTCAATTTCTGCAAAACAGATCCATCCCAAGTCAAAACGAAGTCTACCCCATTAAACCCCCACATCTTATTCCTAACTTGCATCCAGTTCATGTTTGACCCTGTATTTGACCTGGAACTAATCATAACCCATGTATTGAAATCAGTCGTTTCCATAGTAACACTGGAATCCGTAACTAAAAAAGTAGTCAATCCGCTTTCCCTATAAAAAGGGAATATTCCTGTAACCTTTTGAAGGGAAAATGTACTTCCCAATACTGTAAACCCTTTAATCCCCTCAATTTTTCCATTATCTATGTAAACGTTTCTCATATATGGACTAAACTTTGAACTTAATTTAAATGACGGATTGTTCGTATCCAATCCACCACTAGGAACGCCAATAGGTTCTACTTTAGATCCAGGTGGTAAGGCATAACATAAAGAAGGCATCATCAACAATGCCATGATAAGTTTCTTCAAGAAACGCGAACTCCCCATCCTGAATCATCATTGACATCAATTGAATGTCCCCAAGTAAATCCAAACGAATTAGCCTCTTTAATGATTAGAGGCTCAATCTTTTTAGCTTCCTTCTCCATAAGTCCCCTGATAGAGTATCCCTTAGCATCTTCCTTGAGTTTACTGATAAGACACTCGGAATAGGCATATTTTGGAATCAAATCGTGATATGAAATTGGCAAATCCGGCTCAGCGGAATCACTTGTTATTTCTGTGGGTTCGTAGACAAACGTCAAATGGATTAGTTTTCCTGAGGCCGACTGATCTGAATTGGGTCGCGGATGAACAAGAACCGTTGTCCTGTTAATCATCACAAGGTATCTTGGCCTTCCTTGACTGCCTGTAGTTGCATCTAACCACGCAGGGTTGATTTCAGCCAAAGATTCCTCGGGGATAAGTTCCAGCTTTTGTACATCCCCGTTGATAGTGGTATCCCCAAAATAAGCCGTAGTGGGAAGAATAAAATCAGGGGCTACACTTGCAAGAGAATACGTCGCCGTATCAAGAACCGCCTGAATCGTGATTCTTTTGATAGGCTTTTTAACCAACTTACCCAAATATCGGATACCTTCATTTATATAATTATTGAGTTCCGTATCGGAAAAGTCTGTGTTAGACGTATCCTCTTGAGAAATGTAGTCCCTAACTTTATTCCTGATATTTACAAGTGTCATTTTAGGCTGCCATCACTTCCAACTCTTTTAGGGCTTCCTTGACCTTCTTCCTATCAACATCCTGAAGCGTTTTTTCAATTTCTCTGAACTTTGAGTTTGCCTTAGACCAGAGTTTCATGATCTCCGCCTGATACTTCTCTTTCTCCGCTTGAGATTCCGCTTTAATAAGGTTCGATGCCGCAACCGTCTTGTCGAGTTCATCTTGAGCCTCTTTATTCTTATTTGTCCAATCCTGATTGATTCTCCGCAATTCCTCATGTTCAGTCACCCACATATTGTAGGTCAAATGACCTCTCTGAAACTTATCGCTAAACTTATCAATAAATTTCTTGAACTCAAGAATGTCTTTATCCAACAACTGAATTTCAACGTTATTTAACTTCATTTTATTCTCCTTATGATGCGTATCTCGGCACTTGATTCTCTGAAATCCGTCCGTTTTCCATTCTTCGCCCAATCTTGTAACTCCCGTCTTTTGTCAAAGTCCCAGGAATAATCACCCTTCTGTCCATTTCGTTTAGTTGGCTTTGAGTAGCCCAAAGATTACCAACTTTTATTTTAGTTTGTATTCCGACGGACAACTCACTAGGAGGAGTCCTTAAGCATCCCATGCACGACCAGACTCCATTGCCTATGGCTCTCAACCTATAATGTCCTTCAGTCTCACAAATGTCACATTTTTGCATAAAATCCTTAGATGTGTTGGGGGCAGGATTTCTCCCACCCCCAGACACACATTCTTATGACTTAAGGCCCAGAATAAAATAAGCCCGTAATTACGTTATAAGTTCCAACACTAGGTTTATACATCAAGCCTTTGTTGAAACGGATTGGTTTCGGAGGCCCAGTAAAACCCTGGGTCGAACCAGCCGCCGTGCTTGTCGAACCGTTCTGGTTATAAATGCGGGAGATTATAGAACCCGCCTGCTTAGTATTAACCGTTGAGGTTGCGTCAAACACATCCACGAAGTCAAGAGCCCCGGCAGCGCCGGAACTAAACATAAACCCGTAGAACACTCCAGTACAAGGAGCACAAACAGTCGTCACAGAAATGCCTGTCCCACTAAGTGGGCCAAACAATGCTGTTGAGTAATACACTCCGCCGTAATCAGCCGTAGCCAGAGCTTGCGGATGATCTCCATGGGGGGTCTGTCTAAGCTCTCCCGCCACAGAAATTCCTGCCATAGCCAGCATAACGAAGGCGGTCAAGACATACAATTTTTTCATCTTACTGCCTCCTTTTTATGCTTTCGAGTTGATTACCACGCCGTGATCGGCGCGGATGACGTTATAACCGTAAAGGCTCTGGGCGTTGAAAATAGTTCCCAAAACCAGTCCAGCCAGACCGTCTGCCGACTTAATTTCCGCATCTTTCTGCCAAGCGATTGCCATGCAAGACTTGTGAAGCAGGAGGTTCTTGCGAACCGCAGGGCTTCCAGTCGATGCAATGTTGGTCGATTGATAGATAGGCACACCAGCAATCATGTTTACTTTGCCAGTAATTAGTGCGGATTTCTCCGAACCAGTCTTGTTCGCATCCTGAAGCTGAACTTCATTGAACAGTCCCTGCCAGTAAGCAGTAGGATGAACAAACAAGTTCAAATCTTCCAACGGAACATTACTGTTAGCAAGAGTAAGCATCGCTTCCTGAACAAGAGTCTTGTCCAAGTCCGCGGGGCTGGTAGTTGACCCAACCGAGCTAGTAATGCTTGCGTGCTGTCCGGCTAGAACGCTGTCATACCTTGCGCCGAAGGCTTTACCGACATTTTTGGGAAACACGGAATCAGGCAACCAGAAGGACTGAGCTTTCGCCCGATCCAATTCAACGATTGTGATTTGTTCCCAGTTCTGAAGAGTAATGTCAACAGTAGACAAGGTATAATTCTGAGCCGCAACCACTCCAGCCGCCGACACGGTTCCAACGGTATAAGCCTGGTCGATGGTAACGTGAATGATATCGCCTTTCTTTTTAGCGATTTCAGACTTGTTAGCCACACGAGAGCCAATAACCATTTCCGCGTAACGTGCGTCTTCGAGACGTTCATCCCAAAGTTCACGAACGGTGGAGTTTAATGCTGTATTATCGAATTCATTAGCCATTGTTATTTACCTTAAATAGCTTAATGTTATTTCCTTTCTTCTTTTAAGAGTCTGCTGATACTTTCGTCGAGTTTAGCCTTTCTCTGCATAAGTTCAGTATTGAACCGCAGTTCGGGCCTTTCTCTGATTTCATTATTCAGCTTTTTTAATTCAGCCAACATGGACTCTGCGGAAGAATTAGCCTTAGCGTTACCTGAAGGATTGCCAGCCGCTTGCCCGCCCATTAACTTCTTGTCTATGGCTTTAGGGCTTTTGACTTCAACCGGTTTCCTTTCCTTAATCTCCAAAAGGGCTATCTTAGCCGCCTTTTGAGGACTTAGGTTGGCGTATTCGGGATCGTTCAGAATTTCTCTGACCATATCCCCATACTCTCCGCTATTCTTGATTCGTTCCTCAAGAGTTTCCTTGCTGTCAGGACTCTTTTTCGGAAATAACACTTCCAACGCCTCTCGCATATCCTGAGTCTGTTTGGCTTCGACTTCCTTCTGTTTGATGGACTGAAATTCCTGTTTAAGCTGTTCCAACGGCGTTAGATGCTGTTGGATTAACTCTTTCAGGATAGATTCAGGATCATTCCAGAATTTGTCTTTATCAAACTTACTAGGCGACACTTCCGGTGATTTAGGATTCTTACTATCCTTAATTAGAGATTCCAATTCCTGAATTTTTCTCGCTTGCTCCTGAAGGTTTTGTTCAAGACGCCGTGATTTCTCACGTTCGCGGTAAAAGTCAGACGGTTTTCTCCTCGTAGTATCGGGTGCTGGAGGACTGTTGACACCGCTCTCGACCTGAGAGGTGGTTGACGGTTGCGACTGAGAGGCCGATTGCTCGGTTGTCTCGGTGGCCTGCGACCCGCTTTCTGGCGGGCTACCCTGTTCAACTGGGGCAGTTAGTGTATCCTGTTCCATTGTGTCTCCTTTAGCCCTTCGGCCTCGTTCCGGTTAAGTCCGAAACGGAAAAATCTGGTTCCTTCCTATTTCCTAAATTAAATGTAACTGAATCATATTTCTTTCTTTGTCCATTTCTTGTTTCCAAAATATCATCAAAAGTATATTCGTACGCCCCGATATGCCCTAACTTGATTGTCGTGTCACAATAAATTTTAAACCCAAGTTCTCTCGCAATCTCCGTAAAAAACCAGTCCTCGCTCAAATGTTCCCATGTCCCATCAATCTCTTTTTGAACGTCCTGAAAAAACGGGTAATATCCCCTATCTCTGTGCTTGCAATACTTAATCTTTTCAGAGGTAATCATCGCATGAAATACCTCACGACGGATAACCATGCACCCCGTACTGATTGAACGCATTTCGACAATAGCCCCGTTCTTGCCAAATTCAATTTTGTCAGTATCTGCTAACGGCCTGATAGCTAACCCAGGATTATCCTTGCTCTTGGTGCAGTATGCGGCTCCCACGATAGGCAATTTAAGTGTGTGTGCTTCCCACATTAACTTCGTTGCGTCCTCGGTGGAGATTACCACATCCTCGTCAAGGAACATCAAAAGCTCGTCTGAAGTATCTTTCAGGAACCGATTGGCTATTAAGGAACGGGATCGGCCTATTAAAGCGTCACCGTCTTGATACCTGACCATGATTTTAGGGTTAGGACATTTCTCTAAGGCAAAATGAGACATGACAGCACGGGTTTTTATAGCGGCATAAGTGCATACGCCGACAGTAACTCCGAAATTATCAGCCATTAAACGCCGCATCCAATCTCGCTTTCTTTTCGTTCACTTCTTTGAGTTTGGTTGTATACTCTTCAGCCAACTGCTCATACCTAATTTTCTCAGAGTTCATCAAAGACGCGGCTCCATCAAGCTTTGTCTGTTTGGAAGCGTTGATTGAGATTAGCTCGTTTAGATTAGATTCCTGCTTAACAGCGTTTCTCAGTCTATCTTCCAAATCCTGGTATTTAGCCACATTTTGCTTTTCAAAATCAGCGTTTAAATTAGACTTTTTCTCTTCCAGAGCAATACAATCTTTCTCAAGAAGCGACTTTTTAGCCTCAAGCTCCCCAACCCTATTCCTTGCTTGAGATTCACTTCTTTCGAGAGTATTTAACCCTTTCAAAGCTATCTTTATAGAATCTTCCAACTCTTTTACAATCTCAATTCCTTCCATTTTAATCACTCTCCTTTTTAATACCCAACTGCGACATAAACCGGAACTCCTGCGCCCATTGCGTAACCTACAATAGATATATTTGTAGATTGAGGATATCTTAACGACAAATCCATCTGAAAAGCCTGTCCATCAGCAACAGGAAAAGCATCGGCATCGGCATCAGTAGAAGCAAACCTAAAAGTAATGTCCCCGCCTATCGGCATGATAAGAAAAGACTTGATAGGAACAGGAAATGAGATTTCTACTCCTGGCGTTGTCGTCGAAGTAAATACTTTTGTTGTTCCCGCTCTTCCTACAACCGAAAATGTCGGCATCTTACCTCACTCTATGTAAAATCGAGATGCAAGCAGGCTGAACCTCGCCTTGATTTGAAACAGCAAGCCATGAAGAAAAAGACACATTAAACGGATAGAACCCTGTAACTCTGGAATCAATAAATGCCACCCTTCTTGCCGCAGCTGTCGCTGGCAGAGCGTCAAACACTTCAATGTAGGCCCCGGCAGTTCCTGCGCTCGTAACGGAAATCGCATACAAATCAACAGCCGCTGGAGAACTGATAAACACAGTTTGCAATCCGGAGCCGGAACAAGTCTGCGAAGATTGATAGACGGCTTCGGACATATGCTGATCCGGTCGCTGTACTTCTCTATTTACTTGCCCTTCTCCAGGAATAACCGTCGCAAAACAAAGTTTGGCTAAAACTAAAAATCCTAATCCAAATAGCACTCGTTTCATTGTTCTCCTCCGTGTTTCATTTTTCCAATCATAATGGCAAGGGCAGGCTCTTTCGGGTCGCTACCGCTCTCCTTGTTATCCCCGCCCATGCTTTTAGGCTCTTGAGTTTCCTCTCCATCAAGATATTCTTTCAAATCTTCAAGCTCACTTTTAAGTTCAGCGAGCGTCCCAGGAGTCACCAGCTTAGTGTCGGCAATATAACTGTCGACTCTTGCAATAATCGAGTCAATCCCAATTGGCTCTGCTGATTCCTCAGTCTCCGTATTCATTTCCTGTTTCATGTGTGGTCTCCTTTGGCGCTTCTCTAAAAGACTCGGCCTGCGCTATTACCTTGTCAGCCATAGTCATAAAATGGTCAAATCCTACCCTCTTAGCTACCTGTATCCTCGTCCTTCCTTCATCCTGTTTCGTCTCAATGCTCGCGTCAATCTTTTTATCTAAAAGAATCTTCTGGGATTCAAGGTATCCTTTCAAAACTTTCCATCCGTTGTTATGGGTTTCAGTCCCGCATTTACGGCACAAGAACTTACCGTTAATCATCTCCTGAAGATGAGCGGCATCAAGCAAATCTCCTGCTTCGATTTGTATTTCCGGCAATTTCGTAGTGGCATTCCATTTGAGCTTCAAGCGGACACCTCCGGAGTTTGGACGTTTGAGGTCGGGACAAGTCCGACAGGAGTCGACTGCATCTGTGTCGATCCAGCCATTTCATCAGCTACCTCACCCTGAACTTGGTTAGCCAGTCCTCCACCGTTCTGAATCTGGCTCATTTGCTTCTCAATTTGATCCATAACGGGGATGGGTTGCGACAAAAGGCGTGGATTTAAACCCGAATTTCGGAAAATTTCTTCAAAGATAGGTTTAATGGCGTTAATTGACGAAGGCACAAAGTTCCTGATACTCGTGACAATCTGCAAAATCTGTAAAAGGTTCTTCTGGCGTTCAGGTCTGAAGTCTTTGTCAGTCACAATCTTAACATTGAAACCAATATTTGACGGAAGTTTGTTTTTATCAACTAACATGGGTTTTTGGCTTCCTGTCATGGCTACCCAGATAGGAGAATCGAGGTAATTCAGGTTATTTATGTGCTGAATCTCAAAAAAGTCTCTAATTGTCTCACCAATGATTTCTGCATGAACTCCGGCAGACCTAATGGCCTCGGTCTGGGCTATGGCGGCTTCCGTAGCTGAAGAATCGGTCTTTTGAGCCTGTAAATTCGTCTGCGCGCCTACAATGTTCCTAAAATCCTCTCTCCTAAGCCCAATCATCACTAAAGCCTGCTGTAATACTCTCGGATCTCCCACTAAAGGAACTAATTGGTTCACATCTTCAAGTTCAATCATCTTTAAAGGTTCGGCAACGAACTGTTTAGCGTCATAACCGGAGTATTTACCTATTTTCATCATGTTCAAAACGTCAAACATGAGCCTATCATCAGTCATAGACTCCAAAACGTCCATATTTCTTTGAAGTTTACGCCCAATTTGGGCTACTCCATACCCTCTAGGCTCATTTTCAAAGTCTTTATAGGTTGCAATCTTAAACCTTGTCCGCCAATCCCCATATTGTGTCATGTGAAACTTCGCAACTTCCATCCCATTCAATATCCCTATGCTCCAATCCACATATTTAGGGTCATCTTCAAGACCGATAGACTCAGCATAAGCCTCAATGACAGGATTAACCTCTAAACGACCATGATAATTTAAGTTCTCAAAAACATTTGATTCCTCATCATAGTATCCTGCCCGAGCCCGGCTCTGTTGGAGCCTGTTATAAGACTGCCCGGTAGCATTTAAAAGAGAATTTTTAGATTCCGATATATGTTTCTCAACAGTCTCAATGTCCCAATGGTCTGTGCTTAAGGACGCTTGGTTCCTTAACATCCATTTACTCACAAAATCAATCGTAAATATAAAGTCCGAATCCATAATGTCAAAAACAGACGTGTCAAAACCTGTTAAAAGCATTGACCGCGGCACAAAATCCGTATATTCCATTGTCTTTCGTCCAAATCCGTATGGTAAACTCACAAACGGAGCCTCAACTATGCTTGTCCCCATTAAAGACAGACTTCTTAGGAAATTTAAAAGTTTCTTTTTGTAGCGGGAATACTTGTGCTGTTCCAACAAAACACCTTCAGTAGCGTAAATCTCTTCTTCGGTTATTGGCATCCCGTTCTGGTTCAATCCCATAGCCACACCTTCCAAGTAAGGGTCAGAAGCCGTCAACATCCTATGCCATACCGTCGCCAAAGTCTCAACAGCCCGATGCGTCTCACCACTCTTGGAATCAAACCATGTCTTGGAATCGCTCTTCTTAGCACCAGAATAAGGTTTAATCCTCCAAGAATCAGCACCCCTGAAATAACTCTCAAAAAGGCTATTTGACCTTTTCTCCCATGTAATGACCTTATCCATCGCCTCATCTTTCATCTCTTCCAAATACTGTTTTGGCTGTTCGGACAGAACGAAAGGCCGAGGAGTGATTATGTTAAAATTGAAATCTTCTGCAAGTTCCATCAATATGCCCTCACTTCTTCTACGATTGCGTTAGGATGAACCTTCTTCTTGAATAAATAGGGATCGTTAAGGTTAAATGTGCCTGCCATCATCTTGTTATCTTCCTTTGTAGCCATAGGAACATCTCTCCATCCGAATATCAAATCGTGAACTCTGACACAGATATATCTTAAAACGTCCGTGCAATCGTCGTCCGTCTTGTCTGTCCATTGCAACTCTTTCAACTGTTTAATTAAAATTCGGCATTTAGGGTTAACAACTATAAGCCCTCTCTTAAGGAACATCTTTACAATGTCGTATCCTCTGTGGTTGTTGTCTCCGGCTACGCATGGAACTCCGTTCTTGTTAAACTCAAGTATGTCCGGCACTAAAGTCACAGCATTCCTCTTATGTAAGGAAGGGTCAGCTACCGTCCAATCAGCCTTCTTCTCTCCGCTCTTTTTAAGTATGATTCCGCATGACTCGCTAATGGTCATGTCGCTCCTGACATATTCATCCTCAAAATAAATCTTCTTACC